AGTTTTGCTTTGCCGGCCGCAGAGAGATTCGCTTTATTGTTTTCGTGTTGTTCCAATTCCGTTTCGATTTGATTGAGATATCCACTGTCGGACTGATTAATGCCCTTTTCGGTGAATCTTAGATCGTCACCTTTTTGATTGGTATTGGCCTGAAATCGCCTGGAGGCCGCGGCGTCCATTTCATCCATCTCTGCTTTCAACGCTACTTGATTGGAGTCGTAACCGGCGGGAGCGTATGGCGATGTGTCATATCCAAATTTTCTATTATCGGTTCTTCTGCCCAAGGTGCGAATACTGGACATGCTATATGTTTGTGCGCGCAACTTGGCGGCGTATTCCTTTATTTCAGTGATGGATTTATTGACCGTGGTGGTGTCATTTGTGATGCCGGAGGCGGCATCGTTGCCTTCAATGGTCAGCCCGTTGACGGCATCGGATAATGCTTTAATGGCTTCTTCGATGGCAATGGGATCGACGCCTTGCAGTTTTTGCGTCAATAACTTCAGTGCTTCTTTCATTGCACTGATGCGCTTTGAAATATCTGTCTTTGGATCGGAGAATATTTTCTTTACAGCGCCTAGCTTATCGAAAGCGTCTTGCGCGAGATTTGGCTCGGCGGCAAGTATATCGACATCAATTTTAACGCCTTTTGCTGTTGGTTGAAAATCTGCGAATTTCTGCTTGAACTCATCGAGTGTTTTTGAAATCCTAATAACTTCGGCGAAGTCGTCGGATATTTGTTTTATCTTTTCTTCGCTGAGATTCTTTCCCCGGAGCGGATTAATGGTATATTTTACTTTACGCCCCTCGATGCTGTCGGGTGCATCCTTCATTCCGAATTGCAGTAATCCTTGGGCTAAATCAATAGCGGCAACGGCGTTTTGTGAATACTGAGCAGTCCGCATTGCAAGTTTTTCATTATAAAAATCCTTGATTGATTTTCCACCACGTTTATATATATCTTCAAGGGCTTTAATTATTGCCTCAGCCTCGCCCTTGGTCATGGCCTTGACGGTTTCCATGTGCGCCTTCGCTTCTTTTACGAGAAGATCGCGGCGCTTCTGGTCGTATTCCGCGTTGATCGCGGCTTCCATCTCTTTGAGGAATTTATAATTCTTCGCAGCCTCGGCCCGGCGGTAGTCATCGGTGCCCTGGAATTTAGTGAGTGCGGCCTGGCGTTCCAACTCAATTTTCTGAAAACTGTTAATTTCGGATTTAGCCCATTGTTCCAGTAGGGTGGCCATGGCAGTCTTGCCCTTGGCCTCGAGATCCGCTACGGCGCGTCCATATTTTTCGACAATAGCCTTGGCGTGATCTTCGTAATCTTTCTTACTCATGTAGCCGTACTGGGTCTTGTATTTCAGCTCCAATGCCTTGAGATCGGCATCGCGTTCACGTTGAAGTGATTCCGGTGATGTCACGACCAGCGACCTGTTCAACTCCATGATTTTTGAACGCTCAGCAACGAACTCGTCGAGCGCTTTGTTGCGGAATTGATTGATCGCACTATTGCCAGGAGAGCGGCGATATTTGTCGCGGGTGGCGATATCAAGATATGGATCCTGATCGTAGGTTCTGGGAGCCATCGCCCTGTATTTCGCTTTAGCCCATTCCATTTCCTGCTTGTGCTGTTGAGTTCCTAGTTTTCCTTCGTATTTATATTTTTCGTAGATTTGCCTCAATTCCAGCTTGTGGACATTTTCGGCGTTGACACCAATGTCATTGGTAGCATCGGCCGCAATTTTGATTACATTCTGAAGCATTGCTTGCCTGGATCGATATTCTAGGTCTTGAGCATTGCTGGCGTCATCCGGGTTGCGAACGGTTCCAAAGGATCCGGCTATTCCGCCGCCATAGGTGGCCTCCCATCCGGCGATATCTTTTTTAAATCCAGTTCCAGCGACAATTTTAACTGGAACCGCAGCCGTGGCAGAAGACGGGCCTATGTTACCCCCAAATCTCCTGGCGATGTGACCCCAGAAGCCGCCTTTTGCGTCTTCAGCGTTCTGCATTAACTGCTGTCGCGACAAAGCCTGCGGGGATAAATTGTAATCCCTGATTGAGGTTGTTGCACCAAGCAGTGAGTCGATAAACGATTTATTGGAATCTGTCAGTGCTTTGATCGGCCCCATGATGGGACCGGCGATGGAATCGATAATCCATTTATTGTATGGATTGACGGTTTTTGTGGTTGGGTTATATCCGTACAGAGCACCGCCAATGACATTTCCTAATTTGTCGTATCCTCGTCCCGATATGTCCGTGGATAATCGTTTCCCCTGGAATACCTTCCAGTCGGTGACAAGTTCAAAGGTTCCCTTGAGTAAGGGCTGTAACTGCCCCCACATGTTCTTGACGTCGCCAGTAGCGTTTTTTAGGAAGTCCTCAAGTTGGAAGCCGATATTGCCGACATTTTTCACCGAGAACATATCCTTCCAGTAATCTGGCGTCAGGAACGGATATTCTTTTTCTGTGTCTGACTTGGTTCCTTCTTTGATTCTGCCGAGGCCGGTCCACTTTGCCGCGTTGCGTCCAAGCGCCTCGGGCCAATATTGAATCTGCCCCTTGGTGAATTGATAAAACGGGAAGATTCGGCTCATAACCGTCTTTTCGGTGCCGGTTAAATATGCCTTGTTGTATTTATAGAAAACTTTTTGCGTAGTTTCGACGGCGGATGCCAATGATTGCCCGTTGGCCTTTGAGGCCAAGAGCAACGCGATGCGATTTACGGATTCTCCGAAGTTGGCGATTTTCGCCGGGATGCGATCCAGGGATTGCTCAAACATACCGGTCGATTTAGTTAAACCGTAACTCTGGGCTTGTCGCCATGTGTTTGGATTGGTCTTGCCCTTGCTTATAACCATTCTCAGGGCGTCATAATAATATTTTCCTGTCGCGCTAATATCAGACAGATTCCGCATGGGCATTTCAGACAACCCTTGCGTCACGGCGCCCATGAAGTTTCTGGTTTGGAATTTCGGCGACCATGACATAAGGCGCTTAAAAACATTGGACGTAAAATCAAGTGTTCCGCCAACCGCACCAACGGCGCGTTGGGGGCCAAAGGCTTCATCAAGCACTTTAACGAATTTCGGATTTATTGTTTTTATAAACGCAGGGTCATATAATTTCTTCGTATATCCCCGAACATCAAAGCCAAGTTTAGCTAATTTGGTAAAATTGCCTGATTCTGCGGCTACCCTAAAAGCATCCTTAAATTTATCAACGCTGCTCTTTGGGAATGATTTTTCGATGTCATAAAAAATATTGAACTGGCGGGCAAGAGTGTCCATGCCTTTTTCGATGGCAGGCGCTTTAGCGGCCAGCGTTGTCATTCCTTTACCGACAACACTGGCCGTTTTTGAAACGACTTTGAACGCAGGAGTTCCGATAAAATTCAGCGGGTCTGTAGCAATATCCCCGACAATGCCAAGAGTGGCCGAAGCGGCCCCCTTTTTCATCCCCATCTGTTTTTCGATAATATCACGGTAGGTTTTTTGCTGAGTAGTGTAGTCATTGCCAGACAATGCCGTTTTGACATTATTGGCGACACTCCGGATATAGGAACTGGAGAAAGTCTTAACAAAAGCAGTGGCGGCGTCACCGGCTTTTTCGCGTCTAAATGACGCTTCGTTAGCCTTATAAATGGCATCCACGGGCGAGAGCGCGCCGAACGTGGACACCATGCGCTTGATTGTGCCGGCCTTGGAGTGCTGTGCTCTCTCGAGGTTCGCAATGTTCTTGGCGATTTCCTCGGCTTCCTCGAGTCGGCGCAGGTCTTCCTCAGCTTTTTCTTCGCGGGCTTTTAGGTCATCAAGGTAACTCATTTTACATCCTATGAGCGCATGTATTTATCGAATTCGTTCTTACTTGCAAAACGTCCTACTCGCGCCCCGACTGCGATGACTTTCCCCAGTTGCTTGAAAAATTCGTTCTGTCGCTTTGCGTCTTCCTCGAGAGCTGTTACGAAGAAGCTGTATCCGTATTCCCAGACTCCTTGGTGTCCTCCGGCGATAAGGCGGCAAACCGAAGCATTAAGTCGTTCAGTATGGCTTCCCTGAGGCTTTTGAGGAATGGGTTTTCGCCCTCGAGCTTCAGGGACAGGTCGAAAAAAATGGCGTTGACCTCGGCGAACGCATCGTAAATCTGCTTCAATTCGCTGGGAACCAGGTCGTCGGTTTCCTCCAGGGAAATCCCGTGCACGCATTTGTCCCAATGCTCGCGCAGGAGTTTCTCGTTGGAAAAGATCGGGGTTTCGGCTGTTTCGGGTGTGGCGCCGGTCAGGTCTTTCCAGAGTTTCTTGATATCCTTGACGGTCAGTTCATAGACCGTGACAATCTTTCCGGCAATTTTGAGTTCTTTGAGTTCTCGAGACATGAATCATCCTCCCTTGAATGATTTGAGTGAGAAGTCCGGGGGATTTTCATCCCCCGGATATGGTGAGGTTAAAAACAGCGACTATACGCCTGTGGTCGTTGTGGTCGTTGTCGTCGTTGTCGTCGCAAACGCTGCCGTGAAGAACGGGCTGGTCGCGTGGCCGGTTGCATCAGCCAGGCCCTTGCCGGTAAACGACAGGGACGTGTACTCGTCACTGATCAGCGAAAACGCGCCGTTCGGGGTCAGCTTGCATTTCCAGAACTCATAATTGACGTTCGGGCCAACCGGGTTGTCCGATCGGAATTTCAATGCATACTGCTGGTTGGCGTTCATGTTCGCATACAGTGTCCGGGTGCCGGACATTGATGCCTTCAGGAACATGCGCAAGTTTTCCACAGACACTTCGTCCAGGGTAAAGTTCACGGTGTACCCCGTCTGGATGACGGTTTCCTGGTCGAGTTCTTTCAGGCCGGCGCGCGAGTTGTAATGCTCGAGGGTCTGCTCAGTCAGCTCGTATTCAAACTTCGGGCAGTTGCCGACATCGACATAGGAACCGACGCTGTCGTTTGTCCATTTCGCGATGGACAACACGCCTTTGCCGATCATGTAATTGTCTGGACTGGGGGATACTTTAACATCAGACATTGGATTGCCTCCTTTTAGGTTCCGATTTCCAATTGGTAATATTGTTGGTCATAAACGGTGAACAGATCCGTGGTGATCAGGTAATCGCCGTCACTCTCGACGTTTAAAATCCCGCAACCCTTGATGAACGATTTGCCGTGCAGGGCTTCCACGCACTTGGTCATGATGGAAAAGATATTCGGCGTCGCCGTGTTGGTGAAGTCGTGCATATTGGAATCGCCGACATACACCGAAATATCGTGCCGGAATCTCAGGGACGGCCCCTTGTCTTCCACGCGCTTGCGATTCTTGGAGATGATGAGCGCAAACGGGGTGGTCAGGTTGACCATCGCGGGAAAGGTTTCTTCCTTGAGTTGGGTCTTTTTGCTGTATCGATCCAGTTCTCCATGATACGGCTTGACCAATTTCAATTCCGGGACGTTCACCCGGAGGTGGTCGCATAGGGCCGTGATGATCGCGCCTCGTTCAACGAGCAGGCTCATTAGAATTCCTCCATGAACGTGGACGTGAATTTTTGGACGCGCGTATCAATCGCATGCCCGCTGGCAGCTTCCTGTGTCACGCCGACCACTTCCTGTCCGAGGGTCAATTTCCCCTCGGCGATTCTCTCCAGGATTCGCTGGCAATCCTTGTAGGTTTCCCGCCAGACGGTTGAGTCGAAATATTTGCGAAGATGCAGGTTCCATATCGCCATCTTGCTCGACAGATTCGTCACCAACGGAGCGACGGTGACTTGCGGCACGGCATATCCTGCCAGCGACAGGTAGGCGTCGATTTCACGATCCGCCTGGTCGATGGCTTCGTCGATGTTGGTCTGGTCAACAACGGTTGCCCCGGACGTATCGTTGGACAGATTCACCAACATGGTCGCCGGCAGCAGCTTTTGAAGATCAGACAGGACGCAATATGCCATTTCGTTCTCCGTTAAATGGCGCCGGAGGACTCGTGCCCCCGGCGTCAGAGATTACTTCTTGCAGTTCGAGATGAGATACCCGGCGTCCTTGTTGACGATCAGGGTGTCATACATATCCGTGCAACGGACGTTGACGATCTTGCCGCCTTCCTCGGTGAAGATATCCACGTAGGGATACGGGGTCGCGGAGAATCCCGGTTTGATCGTGTAGCCGAAAGCCGGCTCATCGATGTCGGGGGTCTTCGTGTCGGGGATGTAGCAGAGGATCGCGTTGTCGGACCACAGGTCGTAGAACGCCTCGGAGGTGTTCAGGCCCATGGACAGGCCGATGATGACCCGTTTCAGGTCATGCATCTGGGCGATGAGGTCCGGGCGGACGACTTTGTCGTTCGTCAGCTTCATCTTGTCCGTATAAGCCGCATGGAACTTCAGGCACGCATAGGTGTCTGCGCCCATGATCAGCGTATTGGGGTAAACGCCGATCTTGCCGCGAATCACTTCGCGCGCGTCTTCGATGGCGCCGACGGGATCCGAGCCGGTTTCCGACCAGCAATCTGAATTGGTCAGAGCCAGGACGTTCGAGCTGTTGTAGCTTGCGGACGACTGCACCTGGTCGGCGACAACCTTCTCGAGCTCCAGCTTCAGGTTCCACTGGACTCTGCGGCGTTGACGGTCCTGCAAGTTGAAAAGCGCCTTCAACGCGGCGTCGCCAGGGAGGTTATTGAGTTCGTTCAGCTCGCGCTGATCCAGCGGAATAGCCAGATCGTGTTCTTCGCAGAAGAATGTGATCCAGGAATCCGGGGACATACCGGCGCGGTTGCTGTGGGCGCCGCGGGCTCTCAGGGTCTCATAAACCTTGAAAGCGTCCTTCCCGAAAACGGGAATCTTGCCGCCCTTCGTCACGGACTTTACGACGGGGAACACTTCCTCGCCGATCAGCCCACTCGGTTTGTATCCGGACGCCAGTGTGGTCAAGGGAACGCTGACGCCTTCGGTGATTGTGTCAAAAAAATTAGCCATTTTTCAAAATCCTCCTTGTCGTTAGCGTTAACCTGTGGTTGTGGTTGTCGTGGTGGTTGTGGTTGTCGTGGTTGTCGTGGTGGTTGTGGTTGTCGTAGTGGACGTAGTTGTCGTCGCGGCAGCACTGATCATCGCGCCATTCACCAGTTTCACCTCAACGAGCTGACCCACAAGGGGCTGATCCCGCATGACGATGCCGTTGATGTAGTGACCAGACGTTGCACGAACCGCCTTACCCAGCGCGTTGCTGGTGATCTGCTCGCCTTCGGTTACGGCTTCGCCCGCTTCCACGAGCGCCGTGCCGCCGATGGTGATCTCGAAAGATTTACCAGTGTCCTGGTCCGATTCACCGGACACGCCTTTGGCCAGCGCGCCGATACTGGAAACAACCGCATCCGTGTAATCGATGAAGCGCCGCTTAGTGATCGCACCATTGGCGACGCCGGTTGTTTTGATTCCGGGTTTTTCAGTGTGAAGTCCCATTTTAGATCCTCCTTGTACGGATGGGGTGTGTGGTTAGGCTTTCATGAACCGTTCGGCCGCAACTTCGTAATCGACGTTGTTCGCCTTCGCGTATTCCCTGATCTGCTGGTCGATATCGACCGATGTGGCATCAACCCGGCCGGCGATTTCGGCAAATTCAGCCGGAACGGCTTTCGGATCAACCTTCTGCTGCGCCGCTTTGTCCGGATCGGCAAACACTCTGCCCTGCGACACCAAAATGGGTCGGGCGGTCAGGCGTGTTTTCAGTTTCTCGGACGGTCTTGCGTCGCCCTCCGCGAAGGTCATAGATTCCTCAGCACGAAGCAGATCGGCATATTCTTCGACGATGCCGTCTTTTTCCGCTGCGAGGACTTTTCCTTCCCGGACGAGGGCTTCACAGAATTCCGCGAACGCGGTTTGTGCCACCTCGGCAGCGGATTTCTTCGATGCGTCAGCGGCCGCCTGCGCCTGTGCCGATGCGGCGTCTGTCAGTACCTTCACGCCGCTCTGAAGCTCGGCAAAGAGGGCGGACTGAGCAGCCAGGGCATCTTCCAGGGCCTTGATCTTGGCTTTCAATTCATCCATCTGTTTTTCCTCCTCCTGTTGGTTTTCTGAGAAATTATTAGCGCCCCCTGACAATCCATCAGATGGTTTAACGATGAGGTTTTCCGGGGCGGCTCGCTGCAAACCAGCAATGTCATCTTTGTCCAGGACTCTGTCGGCAACCTCGAGTCCGAATTTCTCGATAAAGAAATCGCGAATGCCTGATAGAACGCGCGCAACGGTCGGCATGCGCGTCTCATCCGTCGCCCAGATGTATTCTTCGAATTCCACCCCCTCCGCGAACTGCACGGGAGTCAGGCCCTTGATGGCGGGCGGCGTAGCACCCAGTAGGCCGATGTGACGCAGCAAGCCATCGGGATAGAGCGCGATGCTGACTTTCTTGTAAGCGCCCATCTTGACGGCATTGACGACATCGTCACTGACTTGGTCAACATAGGCGAGCAGTTTGCCACCGGCCGCCTTGAGTTCCTTGGCCCATCCGTAGGCCGGGGCATCTGTTGCGGGATGGCCAAGCACAAGCGGGGCATCATGACTTTCCTGTGTGTTGTAGCGGGTCGCGATATTGTCGAGATCGGCATCGGTGTAGGTCTTGGTTATGCCGTTGCCGGATGTGTGGGTCCCTGTTTTGAATACTTCGAGCCATGCTCCTGTCATGATTTTCCTCCTTTGGTTTTGTCGGACTCTTTCTTGACGTTCACGAGGGGCTTGTCTTTTTCGTTTTCTTTTTCGAATCCGGATGCCTGGAGCTTGGACGGATCGATAATTTCCTCGATGTCGTCTTCTTCGAGGTGGTAAACCCGCGTGAAATACGTCTTGGAGAAACGAACGCCCGCGCGTGACAACGCTTCGTCGCGTGTTGCACGGTCGATTTCTACTTCGTTGGCGTGGTAAGGAATCAAGTTTGGCCGCGGCGTATCCATGTACCCGTTTCGCATCATGATCAGATTGATAATGTCGCTCCATATTGCGCTGACCATCGCAATGTCCCGTTTCTGGATATCGCTGCGGACCGTTAACGCGCCCTTGGTGGCCGCATAAGACGACTTGTCGCCGGAGTCCGTGGAGAGTGTGTGCCCCAGAATCGTCTTCGACATCTGGGAGTCCATGAAGTCGCAGAGAATCTTGAATCCGTCGTTGTTCGACTGCTGGTTCTTGGATTCCAGTAATTCAACTGTTCGGTTGCCACAGACGGCGATGACCGCGTCTTGAACGAGCGTCTTCAGGTCTCCGACGAAGTCGGTTAATGTGGTCGCATCCGCATTACCTTCGATCTTGCCCACGACCCACGGCGTGCCGAAGCGCTCCATGAAGTTCAGCCAGAATTCGAGGTTGGCCCGCTTGAATACAATCGGCCAGAAGCATCGCTGCGCGACGCCGCGCCCGTAGGGGTTGTCGTAGGACGGTTTGATTCTCGGGCAGATCAGTGTCCATGGATCGGGCGGCGCCTCGCCTTCTATTGGGTGAGCCTGTGACACAAAGCGCAGCTCCGGGACGCCCTTTTCGCCGATGAACCAGTCGAACCATTCCGGCGGTTTCGGCGTGATCTGGACCGGCAGCCACAGACCGTGCAGGTAATCCCAGGTCAGCTCGGCAGGTTGAAAGCCCCAGTAAATGACATCGAGGAGATTCGAGGTCAGTTCATCGCGGGAGAGATCTTCGATGCACATCTTTCTCTCCATGACGCTGAAGAACCACTTCTCGAGAATCTTGTGGATTCTGGGCGGGCATTCGCCACGTTCCAGTCGCCAGTCATAGGACAGTGTCGCGCTCTCCCGACTTTCGAGGGCAGCGGTCAGGTGAGCATCCGACAGGAGCTCGCGATAAAGAACAAGGGACTGCCCGCGTTTTTGGAGGACGCGGTCAGGATTCGGTAACCGCTGATTGATAATGTTCCACGCGGAGAACGCGCTCGTAAACGTATAGCGCTGCTTACGATACGCGCTGATCTGAGCTTGTGCGCTCTGGCCCTGGCGGGTTTTTCTGGCGGGTGCTTCGGGCGCGACTTTCGCCGCGCCCTTTGCTTTGCCACCGAACTGACTTTTCTTCATAAAGTCGAGCTTCCGTAAGAGAGTGAGAAGACTTCCAGCATGATTACGAGCATCAACAATTGTTCAGTGTTCTATAGTCCAGTGCTTTCGGTGATGTTATTTTTTGTCAAATTTTATTTACTATCAAGAGTGTTTATTTTTTAAGTACTTGAAGATACAGCGATTCTTGTCCCGAACCATGACGACGCAATCAGTTCACAAGTGTACCGCACGCCGTCCACCGACGCTTTTGCAGCGGGATCCGGGCTCCAACCATGGTATGATGCGACAAACATGCCGGCCAGGATAACCAATGACGCAATGACGCCAAACGGCCGGATCGCCGCGCGCAGGTTCACGACCCACGTTGACGGTGTGCCGCTGACGTCCCGGTTAAAGAACTCAATCTGGGCCTTGAGGTACCCGGTGACGGCCGCGAGGTACCCGGGCAGCACTTCCGGTTTGGATGTCGCAAGGCTCGACATCGTTGCTTCCGGTGTGTCCGCGCTTTGCGGGATAAACTTCTTCTTGATAAAGTCGATGGCGGGCGGCAATATCATGCCGGCCAGTGCGATAATCGCGTCGATTCCCATAATTGCCCCTCCTAGGCACCGAGCACGCCCTTGTCCAGCGACCCGGCATATTCGAAATGTGGATAGTCTTTGATGCTGTTAAAGTCTCCGCCCCATCTCAGGCCGAGATTTTTACCGATCTTTCCCGCCGCCTTGTAGGCGATGATCTTCCAGTTGATTTTTCCATCATGATCCAGTATGGCGATATCGAACGCCTCACGATCCGTGTGGCGGGAATGCCTTGCTTTCGTAACGATCTTGTTTTCCGACGGCGTGATGCCGTGAAGCCCGGCTTTGAGTCTCAGGCGGTTGACTTCTTCGATGCCCAGGCGACCCTGCGCATAGAGCGCATCCTGCTCGAGCTGTGAGCGATAAGTGCAGGTCAGGATATACCTCAATCCCGCGGCGCGCATGTCCTGCTCGAACATCGCGTAGAGCGCCTGCATCTCAATAGTAAGGTCTTCGGGATTCTTGCTCGGCATTACTGAACTCCACAGTGGCCAGACAGCCTGCCTTCGTTTCGCGCCTCGCACATGGCGATCTGCGTATTGACTGTTCCCTCCAGGTGGGCGATGGCCAGCTCGTTCTTGGTGGTTCGTCCATTCGCGGTCGCGACATGGTCCGATAGTTTATTAAGGCTCTTTATAATTCCGTCCGCTTTTTCCTTGTACTCCTCGCGGTTTCGCTCGATGATTTCCTTCAGATCGTCGCAGGTTTTTTGGTTCTGCTTGATCATTTCCTCCCGATTTTCCTTGGCGGTTCTTTCAACACCGCTCATCCACTTCCTTCCGAAAAACAATACCGCCGCCGCAAGTCCGGCGTTGATGGCCATATATCCGAAATCGGTGAGGGCTCTCTCCATACGCGATTCTCCTGTTGACAGATTGTAGTGGGTGTGGTTATGATTAATGGATTTCGAAGGGCAAAAATCCTGTCAAGTTTTATTTGCTATCAAGAGTGTATTTTTTACAGGAAGGGTAGGCGAGGGGCACGCAGGGCAAGATTCGCGCCAGCGGATTAAAAAACCCCAAAGTGGAGGGAAAAAGAAAAATTTCAGAAAAAACGCCAAAAAAGCGGGTACTATTTACCCGCTCATTATTCGCAAAAACGCCCCACCAATAAAATCAAACACTTAACCCATTTTCATGTTGACATAAAATGCCCTATCAGACATAGACGCTTGTTTTCGTTATTTCTTGGGTGAAAAGTGGGAAAATCTGAAAATTTCCAAACTGCAAATTAATGGCTTTTACTTGCAGAAAGTGACGAAAAATGGCACTTTCTGCAAGTAAAACATCCGCGAATTACATCAAATCCCTGAACCCTTCGATCAGCTTCGAGGTCCGGCGTTTCTCGCTGGACATCACCCGCCCGCTCATCGCCATGGTCATGATGTACGCCAACGCCTGCGACATACTGTCGATCTCGTCCTTGAAAAATGCGTTCGGGAACGTCGCCGCGTTGTCAACGAACTCTCCGACCCATAAGTTTTCTTGCAGCGTCGGATCAGGCAGCCAGCATCGCCCGCTCTCCTGCATCGGACTGACCGCCTGCGCCCGAATGACTTTATCCATGGTCGCCGGGACCGGCAGGACAGGCAGGATCGTCTCCTGCTGCAACGCCTGACACAATGCCTGCCCAGAGTCCCTGTCTTCAATTAAGATGACGTTCGGGCGATACTTCAAATACTGGACTTCCACTTGTCGCCGGAGCTGCGGGTACTCGACCTTGTCGCGCCACTGATCCAAGAGCACGGCGCCAAGCTCGCTGACGCCCCATGTCTGGCAGACCGAGTACGCCGAATCCCAGTTCTTCTTCGACGCCGTGTCCCAGGACTGCAAAATAAAATTACACTTCGGCCTGACGGTATAATATTTCCACTTCGACCGGATGAAGATCGAGCCCTCCATCGGCGCCGGACGCTGCTGGAACAATGCATTCCACATCATCGGCGTCATGTTGGACCGTATCCGGTTCAGCGCGGCAGTGTCGTACCTCTGTGGACAAAGGGCCTCGCCGGCAGCACGGCCCAGCACATCTTCTTCGCCGTTCCAGTCTTCGGCTATTGCCGGAATTCTGATGCTGAACCATCCATCGGTGGTCTTTTCTCTTAACAGATACCCGATGAGGTCGTTCTCGTTCCACCGCGTGTGGAGGATGACCACTGTGCCTCCCGGCTCAAGGCGCGTATAAAATGTCGAGTCGAACCACTCGTGGATCATTTTGAGCGTCGTCTCGGAATTCGCCTCCTGCCAGTTCTTGTGGGGGTCATCGATGATCCCCAGATCCGCGCCCTTGCCCGTGATCGGGCCTCCGACGCCCGCTGTGACCATACCGCCCCCTGCCGTGGTGGCCCAGTTGTTCGACGCCGTGGCGTCCTCGGCTAAATACAATCCCACCCGCGCGCCTTTTTCTTTGACGATGTTCCTTGCGCGCCGCCCCCAGGTCGCGGCGAAATTCGCTTCGTAGGTGGACAAAAGCACGCGCTTATGTGGCCAGTTAGCCAGGAACCAGACCGGCAACCATTGGGAAATAAAGAATGATTTTCCGTGGCGCGGAGGGACAGAGATGAGGACACGCCCGCCGCCTCGCGCAATGACCGTGGCCATGATATTCGAGATCATCACTAAATAAGGATACGGTTTCCACAGACCGTCAGACATGACCGACGCAAACGTGTGCGGCAGGTACTTCCAGGTGTCTCCGGGCAGGATCTCAAGGAACCTGTCATAGCCCATCGATATCGTATCGACGTCCGGCCTCGAGTTCACCGGGCACTTGACCTTCTTCACCCCCTTGCACTTCGCTTTCTTCTTCGCCGTGTCGTAGCTCTGCTCCGTCCGGTTCTTGATTTTCGTCTCCACGATCTCCTCGGTCAGCGCCTTCTCCGCCGATTGTTTCTGTTTCTTCAGGGAGCGCGCCTGCAACGCTTCCATGACCTGCTGCTCCGTTGCCATCCGTAACCTCCAATAATCTGCGTGTAATTTTCTGCATGCGTTCTTCAAACTCGAGCCGCTGCTTGTCCGTACCGACCAGCGAGATCTGGCGGTCGAACAGCGACTCAGCCAGGTGCTCGATCGCTCGGCGCTTGACCGGGTCGGACAATAAAATATTGATCTGGGTTTGCGAGATCTTCGCCGGCCCTTCTTCCTCGCTGTCGGTTTTTTCCAGGTCGCGCAAAATCTCAAAGAGCCGGTCCAGCGCGGTTTGTTTGTTGTGCAGCTTTATCTTTACGATCTTTCCGGCTTTTGTTGTCGTCTCTGTGATTTCCGCGATCCCGGCTTTCTGCATCCGGGTTAGATCTTTCGAAGACTTGAGAAACGTCACACCATCGTTGTTCCAGTCCACAAAGTCAGACATGTTCGTAAACGCCATCGCGCGATATTCCTCAATGATATCATCCACCGAGAGGCCGAGCCGCGAGGCCACAGACTCTCTAAGCAGCAGCAAATACTGCTGCACGGCCGGCGACTTCATGATATTATTGAAGTTTCGCTCAACGAGCTGCGCCTGGCTGCCGCCGGATTTCTGTGGCGTCCAGTACCCGCCGTCTTTCAACGCGACCAACTTGTTGAAATGCTTAACATAAGACTCGCAGAACTTCTTTTGCTTGTCCGTGAGCTTCGATAAAACCATCCGTTCCCTGCGCAGCAGATCCAATTGGTCGATGTTCAGCCCCTTTTTCACGTCCATCATTCCTCCGCGTTATTATTTGCTTTTTTCTTATTTTTTGTTGTTTTAGTGTTTGTTGTAATAATTTTTGTTGACTTTTTTGAAAAAGTCAAGTAAAAACTACTATTCTTTCATGTAGCTTCTCCTTTCCTCGCTCCATGAAGCCCCGGTCCCCCCGCCGGGGTTTCTTGTTTCTGGTTTAAAAAAAATAGAATTAAAAGACCCAGGCTATACTAATCCTAAAATTCCTAAACTCACAGCAACCAGTTGTCATGTGACTAGCATATGACATTTATGTCATATTGTGTCATAAATAACATACATGGAAGCGCAGAATCCAGGCGCGTGGCCGAAAAATTATTTATTATATTGATTATCCCATTTCGACCAGAAATAAAACAATACTGAATAAAACCACAGGCTTGGATGCAAAAGAGCCACTCTTATATTGATTATATTGATTATATACGCGAAATAATCAATAATTTTTTCCTTAATTATTTCAACTAGATAGAAAGTGCAAAATCGCAAAAATGCCCTCTATAGGGGAAATAAATGAGCAACTTTTTATTTTTGAAAAAAATAAATTTAACTTGAAATATTTCAAATATAAGCAATATAAGATATAAACAAATAAATACACAGGTTTATAATAAATAAAATAACAAATATAAAAAATATAATCAATACACAGCTAGCTGATAACCGCTAAATAAGCTAATTCAATAATTTTATTGAGAAAAAGAAAAGTTGCTCATTTATTTCCCCTATAGAGGGACGCTATTTTCTGTGGATTTGGGCAGAAAAAGCGAATAACAAAAAAATCCTGAAAATAAGCAATATAAGATATAAGTGATAAATATTATAGGGTTCAGTCGAAATTGCGTAATCAATATAATCAATATAATAAATAAAGGATAGAGAGTTCGTTTAATTCGTACTCTGGTCTGTGGCAAAAATTCCGGTTTCTTGCCAAAAATTGGCGCGTTTTGTAAGCGGGGTAATTCTCTACTTTAATCCAATGAGATAATTGACCGGCACCGGGTGCCGCCTTGCCCGCTCCGGCGCTCGGTGACCGGTCGGCAGGCTCGCTTCGCTCGCCGCCGCCCGCCCCCTCGCACCTCCGCTAGTCCTTGCCGCCTTGCCCGCTCCGGCGCTCGGTGACCGG